GTTTCCGGGAGGTGACTCAACTATGTCTAAAAGACGTCGTAAGAGAACAACCTGGTACAGTAACTCGTTTAGCCGATTGCGGATTCAGAAGTTAGTCACGTTTCGTACGTTGACTAAAACTGTTCGCCCAAACGGAGCAGTCCTGTTATCAACGATAACAGATAGTGATGTTGTTTCGCGGACAATGCAAGATATGGTCACGAAACCGTGGCCACCTCAAGCATACATCCGGAAAACGATGTATCGACAAGGTCTCCGGGTAGAAGTATTCCCGCCGATCGCGCCGATGAACGTTTTATCAAGCACCACGTCAGAGAGTTTTGAAGCGGTTCAGACCCAAACCTACAGGTCTCGCCACGTCAATACAGGTGTGAAAACACTAGTCTTCACCTCGAAAGGAAACTTAACGCAGGTTGCCCCGCAACTGTATGGTTTCCCTGGTGGTGTTTGGCCGGGCACTTTTCCGTCGCTACCAAGTGTAAACTTGGCTGAGCAAAAATCTCAGTTACGAGCGCGGACTGTTGCCTTCTTTGACAAACCTAAACAATCCTTCGGTGAACCCGCAGGAGAACTACGGTCTACACTTCAGTTTTTGAGGCATCCATTACACGTGCTTCGACGCGAAGTTGGCAGTTTTTATAGGGCTATTAAACAGATTCGCAAAGTGGGCGGTAGCATCCATAATCTGGACGCTATCGCTCGCAACCGCTATCTGCGTATGATCCCTAGTAGATTCCGTCATCTTTACCAAGGAGCTAATGTAACAGATGCCGCACTGATATGGGCAGCGCATAGCTTCGTTATCTCACCAACAGTGAGAACGATCTATGATGCCGTTGGTGTAATGCACGATTCACTAGTCCGGAAGGGAAACTTACAAAGGTTCTCTTCCATTAAGGAGATAGAAGTCCCGCATTTATACTCGACCGGTACTGTAGTGGGATCCGAACTCAACACCAGTTTCAACTGGGAGAGATCGGTCTCGCGAAAGTACTTCCTAGCAGCCGGCATACTTACGTTTCGTAAGGATGTTGCCGATTTCGCTAGCCAGGTTGGTGGGAGAGCTCGTGACATTCCGGTAACGTTTTGGGAGCTATCTCCCTTATCGTTTATCGTAGACCGCGTCTTAGATACTAAGAACGTTCTGCGAGCCGCTACGTCTTTGACTTCTCTAAATGTGAAACAGCTAGGTGGATATGAATCAGAGTGGTGCGAAACTACGTCATCTCGACGTATTACGTCCACTAACACTCCAGTGTTCAACTTCTTGGAGCGAACATATACACCTGGGTACACTTCTCCTTGGGTCCAAAAGACAATCCAATGGGATCGTACAAAATGGAGACCGGTGATTGCTGACGCTCTTGGGGGAAAACCCTCAGGCCTTCTCGGCAGTCTTTCAAAAACCTTGGACGTACTTTCTATCATTACGCTTCGGCTTAGTGGTTGATTTCCGTCCTCCTATGGAGTACAAATAGTGGCTATCGCCAGTATTATTAAAGAAGGGGCTACAACCGTAGCTGCTTCGGGGGGCACTGATGTGACCCTTAGTTCGTTGGGTGTCCAAAACGGACGGAACACGTTGATATTCTCGA